CTTGATTGCAAGTACTTTACAAATAAGTCCCTGTGATAAAAATTTTGCGAAAAAATTTTTTACGATTATACTTTTCGGATGGGTTTTAAACTTAGCTTGGTTCTCGGAGTCCTATTGGCGGCATCTTTGGCGGGTTCGTGGTTCTTATTAGACCAGATATCCACGCTCAAAGGTAATCAGATAATCCTGGAATCAAAAATATCCGAGCAAAACGAATCCATCAAACAATACCTAGCGAAACAAGAACAGCTGTCCGCGAGTCTTGGTACGTTAGAAGCCGAAAAACAAAACGCACTTCGTGAAGTAAATAAATTAAGAAACACATTTGCTAAGCACGATCTAGATAACCTTGCACTAAACAAACCTAAACTTGTTGAAAAGATGGTTAACCGTGGTACTAAACGAGTAATAGATAACCTTGTAGAGTTGACCACGGTCAGCGAGGAGGAGCCGAGTGGATGAAGAAGGACCGATTGAAAAAATTTAGTATTATTGCGTTGTTCGCGGTCAGTGGTTGTTCGTTATTACCTACAGCTAAACCGATAGATGTTAATACGATCGCATTACCTGCTCCGATGTACCACCCACCGTTACCTATGGAAATCCAAGCGACCGAGGTAACATTTGAAGTGTTAACTCCAGAGATCATGGAAGAATACCTACAACTCGTTAAAGACGGTAAAGCTCCTGCGGTTGCATACTATGCATTGACCACACAACAATACGAAAACCTTTCGATGAATATGGCAGAGATCACACGCTACACAAAGAACATTTTAGCGATTGTAGAGTATTATAGGGAATACGATGAGTAAAGGAAGTAAACGTAGACCAGAAAAAGGTAATCAATACCAAGATAACTGGGAAAAAATATTCGGGAAGAAAGATGCCAAAAACAGTACCAAAGTTCAAAGAACCGTTAATATTCGGGTATTACATACACGCTAGACCTGATCTAGGCGAGATCAAATGGCAGTGGGCTGATCAACGTAAACAGTTTTGGGAAGATTGGATTCCTAAAGATAAAGATCTAATTATTCATACCAAACTATCCGCGGACCACGAACAGTTGTTCAGGGATGCGTTTTGGGAGGATATGGAAGATGAAATACGGAATACGAAAGATAGTCTAAATTTCAGGGCTAGGCAGCGACGAGCTAAGAAAAAAGCTGCCGCGAACCAAGGATCCCACCCCTCACCCTAACTACTTTACTTATTCGTAAAACACAACGTTTTACATTTTGTTGGTAGTTAGCTTATACTTCGATGATGGCGGATCTCGATCGTATAACCGAATTGCTTTTATCAGACGAAGAAATGCCTGACGTTTATTATTCTATGTTAGAAAATGCGTCAGATACCGAACCCACCTTAGATCCTTTAAACCAAATGATAGCTAATCAAAAAGCTCAAGACGATTTTTTGATGATGATGGCGGGAGGTCCTGGTAAAGTACCCGCTAAAAGTGCAATCAACGTAGGGATGCAAAGATTTATGTTACCTGCAAACGAGATAGCAAGAACAGCTACTACACGATCAGGAGCACCTAAAACAGCTATCCAAAGACAAGAAACTATTAATACAGCGTATCAAACAGCGTTAAATCAAATACGAAAAGCTGAAGATTTAATAAGAGATACTATTGGTATGAAAAACCCAGCAGGGCAATTAAAACAAGCCGATGCAATGAAAACTGCAGCATTAAAAGAGATCGAACGAATAAGAAAAGCAGGGGGCGGTAAACTGCCTGATTTAATGCCTGATAAATTAACTTCCGAACAAATACAACAGGCAATGCAAGAAGCGGGATTAGGTAGCTTAATAAAAAAGTTAAGTAACGGAGGTCCAACAGGAGATCGAGTAGAAGTACTAGGAGTTGAAGCTTTAGAGTTTCCTGAAGAACTTATAGAGTATTTACCACCTGATACTGAAATGTCTATGAAAGTAGGTAATAAATATTATTCTCGTCCTGAAGATTACGATGCTTTAGTTGCTGAAGCTGAATTACAACAATACGCTCAAAGCCAAGGACGTAATGATCCTGATGCAAAATTTGGTAATAACCCTGAATTTGATAAAAAAGCCAATATTAGTGGAACGGGGATAGAAGAAGCGGGTAGAAACCCAGAATATAATCCTGACGGAAGTTTTGCTCAAGAACCCAATATTTACAGATATGAATACGATGAAACAGGTAAATTATTGCTGAATGAAAATTATTTAATAGGTGAACAATCTCCAGCTATGGGGTATTATGACCAAAAAATAGACACCGTTGTAATGCCAGGAGAGTACGCTATTGATGCATATCCTGAAGGGCGTAATAAACCAATAGAAGCACATGAGATGATGCATAGAGCTTTGCCTGACAACCCTTCTGTCATAAGTGCAGGAAACGAACATTTATATATAGCCGATAAAACAAATGATCCAGAACTTTTTGAAAGATATAGGTTAGAACATTACCCAAATATGCCTAAACCTCTTTTTGATATATATTATGAAAACGTAATAAAACGTCGTTTCGATAATAAATTTGAATGACATCTAACGCAGATAAGTTAGCAGCTTTACGGGAAATAGACGTTTCCCATTTAACTAAAGCAGAAGCTAAAGAATTTACGATTCTTTTAGAAGAACTAGAAAAACGTGAATTTCAAGAAAAAGCCACAAGCACCTTTATGGATTTTGTTAAATCTATTTGGACTGAATTTATTAACGGTGATCACCACGTTAAAATGGCAAAAGCTTTTGACGATATTGCTACAGGTAAACTTAAACGTTTAATTATTAATATGCCGCCTAGACATACAAAGTCTGAGTTTGCATCACATTTGTTCCCTGCGTACCTATTAGGTAAAAATCCTAAATTAAAAATTATAGAAGCAACCCATACCGCTGACCTTGCGGTTAACTTCGGACGTAAAGTTAGGGATTTAATTGACGGAGAAGAATACGCGGCTTTATTTCCTGAAACTGAACTAAAAGCAGATAGTCGTTCTGCAGGTAAATGGTTAACAAATAAAGGCGGTGAATATTACGCAGCAGGTATTGGTGGTGCATTAGCAGGAAGGGGTGCGGATTTGTTTATTATTGACGATCCACATTCGGAACAAGACGCTATGTCCGATAAAGCCATGGACGAAGCTTACGAATGGTTTATGGCAGGTCCACGACAAAGGTTACAACCTGGAGGTGCAATCGTTATTGTGATGACCCGTTGGAATAAAAAAGATCTTACAGGACGATTAATTAAGAAAATGGCACAAGACCCTGGAGCAGACCAATGGGAAGTTATTGAGTTTCCTGCAATATTACCAAGCGGTAAACCTTTATGGAATAATTTTTGGAAATTAGAAGAACTCGAAAGTATAAAAGCATCGGTTAGTCCAGGAAAATGGGCGGCTCAATATATGCAACGACCTACAGGTGAAGGTATTTCAATTATACCGAAAAATTGGTTTATGATTTGGGACGCAGAAAAACCACCTAAATGCGATTATTTAATACAAAGTTTTGATACCGCGTTTTTAAAATCAGAAAGAGCTGACTATACTGCTATAACAACATGGGGTGTGTTTTACCCTGAAGGTAAAATAGGTGAAGAACACTATCACGGGGATGAAGCTCATTTAATTTTGATTGATTGTATAAAAGAACGTTACGATTTTCCTGAATTAAAAGCCGAAGCTTTACGTTTGTATGAATATTGGCAACCTGATACAATTATTATTGAAGCAAAAGCTAGTGGTTTGCCATTAGTACAAGAATTACGTAGAATCGGTATTCCTGTAAATACTTTTTCTCCTGGAAAAGGGCAAGATAAAATAGCTAGACTAAATTCTGTGTCTCCTATTTTTCAAGATGGACGTGTTTGGATTCCAGATAACCGTTGGGGCGAAGAACTTATGGATGAAGTTTCTGATTTCCCGAACGGTGAGAACGATGACTTAGTAGACGCAACGACTTTAGCGTTAGCTAGGTTCAGGGAAGGCGGGTTTTTGACACTTTCGAGTGATTATTTTGAAGAGGAAGAACCCTATCAAGGCGAAAGGGTTTATTATTGAGGAAAATCATACTATGATGTATTACCATGGCTATTGAAAAACAACCAATTCCTATGCGTTCTCGTTCTGAAGACCCAATCGAACTAGAATTAGTACAGCAACCCGACGAAGAAACTGAGCTTTTCGTTCAGCCTGACGGTTCTATTGTGCGTGGCAGCGACATGGAAGAAGAAACACCGTCTAAGTTTGGCGAAAACTTAGCAGAAGTTTTAGACGACCGTGAATTAAACACTATTGCCGCAGAATTAGTTTCATCTTACGAAGAAGATTTAGATTCTAGAGACGATTGGTTTCAAACATACAGCGAAGGTTTAGAATTATTAGGAATTAGTTCTGATTCTAGGTCACAACCTTTCGTTGGAGCTTCAGGAGTACATCATCCGATCCTTGCTGAAGCAGTAACACAGTTCCAAGCACAAGCTTATAAAGAAATGTTACCCGCAGGTGGACCTGTAGATACAGAAGTTTTAGGAATTACCGATAATGCTAAGATGGAAAAGGCAAATCGTGTAAAAAACTTCATGAATTACCAAATTACGTACAAAATGGAAGAATATGACCCAGAAATGGATCAATTACTCTTTTATTTACCGCTTTCTGGCTCCGCTTTCAAAAAAGTTTACTATGATCCTGCTTTAGGACGTGCGGTTGCACGTTTTGTTAAGTCAGAGCACCTTGTTGTTCCGTATTACGCAGTAGATTTACTTACCGCACCAAGAATTACCCATGTAATTCATATGAACGAGAACGAATTACGTAAATTACAAATTTCTGGGTTCTATAAAGACACCGATATGATGTCTCCGACCAGTAATTCTGATTTAACGAAAGTAGATGATAAAATTGACGAACTTCAAGGGTTAACTAGAACAATAAGCGACGAAGAATTTACGCTATTAGAAATGCACGTTAATTTAGACCTCGAAGGCTTCGAAGATGTAGACGCTAACGGTGAAGAAACAGGATTAGCGTTACCTTATATCGTTACAATCTGTAAGGATAACAATAAAGTATTAGCTATTAGACCTAACTATGATCAAAACGATCCGATGCGTAAAAAAGTTGAATATTTTACTCATTATAAGTTTCTTCCAGGATTAGGTTTTTATGGTTTTGGTTTAATTCATATGATGGGGGGATTAACTAAATCAGTTACTTCTATTTTACGTCAGTTGATTGATGCAGGTACACTTTCTAATTTACCCGCGGGATTTAAATCAAGAGGACTAAATATTCAGCGTCATGATGATCCGTTACAACCTGGAGAGTGGCGTGATGTCGATGCTCCTGGAGGTAGATTACAAGATGCGTTTTTACCTCTGCCTTATAAAGAACCAAGCGGTACATTAGCTACATTATTAGGGGCTTTAGTTGATTCAGGTAAAAGATTTGCAGCAACGGTAGAAGATCCGACAGGCGACGGTAATTCCGAAGCTCCTGTAGGCACAACCGTAGCATTAATGGAAAAAGGACAACGAGTAATGTCCGCAATCCATAAAAGATTACATTATGCACAAAGATGTGAGTTTAAAATACTAAAAAGAGTATTTGGTGAGTTTTTACCCCCTGAATACCCTTATCAAGTACAAGGTGCTTCCGAAAACGTATTTAAACAGGATTTTGATGGTTCTGTAGACGTTATACCAGTTTCTGACCCTAATATCTTTAGTATGACACAAAGAATTACATTAGCTCAGACACAATTACAAATGGCACAAGCCGCACCTGAATTACACGACTTACGTGAATCGTATAAGAAAATGTATATCGCATTAAACATAAAAGATATTGATGCACTACTTCCACCTGAACAAGAAGTACCCGCACGTGATCCCATTAGCGAACAACAAGCAGTTTTAACAGGAACACCTATTAGAGCTTACGAGTTTCAAAACCACGAAGCCTATATAGCAGCACATAGTGCGTTTTTACAAAATCCGATGGTACAACAAAACCCAGTAGCTTCACAAGCAATAGGTGCGAATATACAAGAACACCAAGCGATGTTATATAAATTACAAATAGAACAAGCGATGGGTCAACCGTTACCAGAAATACAAACAGGACAAATGCCGCCTGAAATGATGAATGAGATTGCATTAATGGCACAAGCGGCAACACAACAAGTTACAGGTCAAGCACAAGCGATGGCAGCAGCAATGCAAACACCAGATCCACAAAGACAGATGTTCGAACAACAACTACAACTTGAAAGAGAACAGTTGATGCAAAAAGAAGGCGACGATCAAAGAGATGCACAACTAGCGGCTATGAAAGCTGAACTAGATGCACAAATTAAACGTGAGAAGATCGAAGCTGATTTACGTGTACAAGATACTAAAGCCGCAATAGAATTGCAACAACTAGAGCAAAGAGCTAAAGTTGATGCAGAAAAGAATTATACGGAATTAGTTAAAACAGTTCGAGAAACTCGAAAACAAAACGGAGAAAAATAATGAGAGATTATTACGATAACGATAAATATCCTTCACCGTCACCTAAGAAAACAAAGGCGTCTCCTAGTTTTCCTAGCGTAGAGGATACAACAAAAACACAATCTGTTCAAGCAGGTGAATGCTTAGACAAACCTGAAGAAGCTAAAGTCAAAGCGGCTTATGGACAGACAAAAGGACTTCTTTGGTATCGTTCTATTAAATAATTAATGGACTATATCTTAGCAACGGAGCATTTGCTTCGTAAATTTCGTGAGAGAAAAGAAGCTCTCATGCAAACATTGGCTTCTGGTAGTATTGAGAATTTTGAGCAATACCAAAGGATAGTCGGTGAAATAGCAGGTTTGAGTTTCTGTGAACAGGAAATTCAAACTTTACATTCTAACATGGAGGATGCAAATGACTAAAGTCAACAC